CGTAACTGGCACTAATTTTGATGCTGGCACAGTCTTTGTTTACACAAGCGCATAAGGAGATAATATGAAAATAATTGAAAAAGATTTTAATGTAGTTACAGGTGAAGAGAATATCACCGAACGTGAAGAATATGCATTTGAAAAATCAGAGCGTGAATTATTTCAATTGAATAAAGCACAATCAGAAGCCGAAACTAAAATAAAAGCAACTGCTAAAGCAGCACTATTAGCAAAACTTGGTATTACTGCCGAGGAAGCTACTTTACTTCTTTCATAATGAAGCCAAAGTTATGCGCAGCTGGTGTAACACTGAGGGATGCTGTTGATACCTGGATGCCAGATCGCAATTCTGCCAGCGATGGGTGGGTGGCTGATTCTCGTCATGCCACCAGAAAATCGGATCATAATCCAGACGAACTTGGGTGGGTGCGAGCCATTGATATTGATGCTCGGCTGGGTACATCCAAAGGGCTGTCGTTATATCTTGCTGACCAAATCCGCAATGCTGGCGAAACCGATAAACGCATATCTTACGTAATTCATATGGGCAAGATCGCTAGTCCTAAAAAAGGCTGGGCATGGCGCGAGTACAAAGGATTTAATGAACACCGCCACCATATCCATATTAGCTTTACAAAGTTAGGCGACACAGATGGCAAAGAGTTTGATATACCACTACTAGGAGGCAAAATATGAATATGAAGAATCCTTACATACTTACTGCTGGTGCATTTTTATCAGCCTGGGCAGCATCAAACTTTGCAGCTGATTATCGTGCCGTATTGTGGGCAGTGTTAGCTGGAGTGTTTGGTTATGCAACTCCTAAAAAATGAGTTTGGCAGAATGGGCAGCGTTTGGCGCTGGCGGTTGCGCCGTGCTGAGCGCCGTGCTAATAGGATTACGTTTCTTAGTTAAAGGCTGGCTTAATGAGTTACGCCCGAATGGTGGCTCCAGCATCAAAGATCAAATTACGCGTCTAGAAGGGCGTGTTGATGACCTGTTTATTTTAATTAGTAAGCAATAATTTTAACATGGCAACTACACGCAGGCGCAAAAAGATTAATAGGCGCAGGGTGCGTAAATCACCTGACCCATTAACTAAGCTTGAGGTTTTCTATATTGCCAAACACGAGATGTACAAAGCTGCACGCAAGGCTGGATTCAGTGAGCCCGTTGCGCTGTACCTAATGGATAGCCCCGAATCTATGCCCGACTGGGTCGTAGGCGAAGGCGGCATTATCCCTACTATACCTACTCCAGATGAGGAAGACGATTAAGCGTTACTTAGTGATCAGCGATCTCCAAGTACCATTTCACCATATAGAAGCAACAAAAAATGTAATTAAGTTAGCACGTAGGGAGAAGTTTGATTCTGTACTGGTGGTCGGCGATGAAATTGATTTTAATACAATTAGTAAGTGGGCCGAGGGCACACCTTTGGCTTATAGGCAGACCATTCACGATGACCGCGAACTTACTAAAGAGATACTTTGGGATCTAAGTGAGTACAGCAAGGAATGCCACATCATTCGCAGCAATCATACGGATAGGCTTTACAACACTTTATTAAAAGTACCTGGCCTAATCAGCTTGCCAGAGTTGCAGTACCCAAAGTTTATGGGGTTTGCCGAGATGGGCATGACTTACCACAAAGAGGCCTACGAGTTTGAGCCAGGGTGGATGCTTGCCCATGGCGATGAGGGAAACATGAGCCAGCATGCTGGTATTACAGCTTTAAACCTTGCTAAAAAATGGGGTAAATCAGTTTTGTGTGGCCATACGCACAGGCTGGGCATGTCTGCCTATTCAGAGGGCGTAGGAAGCCATTACAGGGCCTTATATGGCGTAGAGGTAGGTAATCTAATGGATCGAAAGAAAGCCTCTTATTTACGCTATGGAAGCGCAAATTGGCAGATGGGTATTGCTATACTAGAAGCCGTAGGAAAGACGCTAACACCAACGTTAGTGCCTATCTCAAAGGATGGCTCATTTACCGCACTGGGCAGGTACTACGGGTAACATCGTTACCAAAACGTTATACAAATACGCCCCAAAACTATCCACAAAATCATACACAGGTGCAACAATATTGCTATGCCACAAAGTATGTGAGCATAGTTAGGGCTATATGAAGATACAAATTGATTTAAAAGCTGCTGATTTTGAACAGCTGTGGAACAACTCAATGGAGTGGATGGGTCAAGATTGGGAAAAACAAGAAGACCGATTTGATCCAAAACCATTTTATAGTTGGCATTACGCGTACTGGTTTGATAATTACGCTGCATTAAAACTAGCAGAGGGTTTTATAAGCGGCCTAGGCAAAAACTACGCTGTGCATAGCGATGAAGGCACAGGCGACTGGGTGTTACTTACTAACTACGCAAGTCCTTGCCATTTACGTAAAACCTTGGTGAGCGCATGAGCCTAAAAGAAGCTGGGTTAATGTGGGTAGCCACCATGGTTGCAATAATAGTTGCGCATGGCTTTTATGAGAATGCTAAAACTGTGGCGTATTGGCGTGGTAGGCATGATGGTTGGACAATGCACCGCAGGATGATAGAAAACAAAATTGATGCCAACGACAACTGAGCAGTTATTTAGTGAAACAGTTGAGATACTGCACAGCAGAGGTACGCAGTATGGTCACCCAATTAGTAACCACAAACGTATTGCCGAACTGTGGTCAGCTTACCTGGGTTATCCAATACAACCAAACGAGGTTGCAATTTGTATGTGCCTGGTCAAAATCAGCCGACAAGCTGAGGATCCAGGAGTCACTGACAATTACAAAGATGCACTGGGATACATTGCAATTGCCAAAACAATTACCGATGCAATGCAAGACGAGGATGGGGTGTGGCAATAATGGCATTTGATCTGAGTCAATACGAAACAGTTGATGAAAGACTACATAAATGGTGGGGGTTATATCCAGATGGAAGAGTGGAAACAGAAGTTATCGAGGCCACAAACACTAGATTCATTGTTATTTGTCGGCTATTCAAAACGGAAGCAGATCTCAAGCCGTGTGCTACTGGGCTTGCGTCTGAGACTGTTAGTGATCGTGGCGTTAATGCGAATTTTGCTTTACCTAACTGCGAAACAAGCGCAATTGGTAGAGCAATTTCAAATACAGGTCTCTCAGCTAAAGGCAAGCGTCCAAGCCGAGAGGAAATGGCGTCCGTAAATGAAAAACAATTTACACCTAAATATGGCAGACCAGGATCTAAATCAGCTGCAATGGAATATGCGCTTCATATGGTGGACACACAACCTAAAGATAGTGGTACTGAGCCTGTGCCTGTTGTGTGGGCTGTTGGTGAAAGCGTTACTCAAATTGGCGAAGTGGTTGATGTTAGCTTTAGTTGCCGCCATGGTGATATGGTAAAAAAAGAGGGAATTGCCAAGGCTACAAATAAGCCATACGCAGGTTATGTATGCAGCGCACCTAAAGGAGAGCAATGTGATCCCAAGTGGGCGAAACTCACAGCTGCTGGCACGTGGTTTTGGCCCGATGATGCTGAACCAGGCAAAGGAGGTGAGTAATGGGGTATGTTGAAATATTAAGAGGCGGTCCTTACCTGGAACGAATAGAAAACGACCAGGTAAAGTTTGAACCATCTAACGATGTATGTATAGCTTGTAATGACGACAGGCTTGTACATAGTGGTAATTACTTAGTTTGTACTCAGTGCCACACAAGGCAATAAGGAGGTTATCCTAATGCACCCACAATTTAAATGCAATGGCTGTAAAGGTAAAACAGAGTTTTTGTGGCTAGAGCAGTTAGATACGCCAGAAGGTTTTAAGGCTTATCAGTGTATGGCCTGTGGGTGTGTAGGTATTAAAAATATAGCCGAGGCTTTGCATATTCCAGACAGTGATATATGCAGATGTGATAAGTGTGGCGGTTGGAAGTTTGAATCCGTGGTCTGCCACACTTGCCAGTTAATAGGTGCTAAGTGAAGCCTTATTATGAAGATGAGTTTATTACGCTGTATAACAATAACTGTTTAAGCGACCCACAGTGGGCCATGCAAGCGGATGTAATGGTTACAGACCCACCATACGGCACAGGGCAGACAGGTTATGGCCGTGCAGGTAGGGAAATAGCAAACGATTTAGATACAAAGGTTAGAGATGCAGCATTACAGTTATGGCAGGATAAGCCTTACGCCATGTTTGCAAGTGGCAAAATGCCAAGCCCTAGCTTTACCTGGGATCACCAATTAGTTTGGGATAAGGCTGTCGCAGGTATGGGTGGCAAGGTCCGTTACCAGCATGAGTTGCTATATGTGTACAAATACGGACAAATCGGTAATGGGTTTAGTGTTATACGTGTATCTAAGGAGTTATCACTTACACGCTTACACCCACACGCTAAGCCATCAAGCCTTATGGCAATGATTGTAGGCGCTGCACCAGATGGTGTAATTATTGACCCGTTTGCTGGTATTGGTGGCACGCTTATTGCAGCTAAGCAATTAGGGCGCAAGGTTATAGGCTATGAGTTAAACATAGAATACTGCGAAGTTATTGCTAATAGGGCTGCACAGGGGGTATTGATATGAAGTTACTTGATTTGTATTGTGGTGTGGGTGGTGCATCTGTAGGTTATGCGCAAGCAGGTTTTGAGGTACATGGTGTTGACCTTAAACATGGTAAGCGTTACCCATTTACTTATACCAGGGCTAATGTGCTAGATGTACTGCAAGACGACAGTTTTATACAGCAGTTTGATTTTATACACGCTAGTCCACCATGCCAAACCCACAGCATTACACAGCACCTACGTAACGCCCAAGGTAATACAACTAGCAAAATAGACTTAATACCAGAAACTAGGGCTGCACTAATTGCATCTGGTAAGCATTACATTATTGAAAATGTGCCTGGTAGCCCACTAATTAACCCCATACAACTGTGTGGCTCATCGTTTGGCCTAAAGGTGCGTAGGCATAGGCTGTTTGAAAGTAATATGGTTTTGCAAGGTAGTGTGTGTGACCATAAGGCACAAGGTAGGCCAGTAGGCGTATATGGCTCGTTAAACGATCAAATACCTGGTGGTGGTAAAACTGCTGCAACAATAAATGATGCACGTATTGCAATGGAGATGCCATGGGCAATATGGACTGAGTTAGTTGAAGCAATACCACCAGCTTACACAAGGTACTTAGGTTTGCAGATTATCGCCACGCCGTCTGACCTGCGGTTATGTTAATGGATTTGCATGTGGATGCTACCCTTAAAAAGCGTTCGACCCCAAGTCGAAAAGCTGAGCCGCCAAAGGCTAGGCTCGGGAGGCGCAGAGTTTGGATAATACTCTGTGCAATTGCATTTACAGTTTGCTTTTCAAAAGATTATTCCCTAGCTACAGATAATTCAATTATGAACTTAAAACTATATGCTTACAATAAGTTTAAAACATATGATCAATTTGATTGTTATAACTACATAATAATAAGAGAATCAAGATGGAATTATAAAGCACGTAATGGTAGCCATTATGGTCTAGGGCAGATGCGTAATAGCATGGTATTAACACTCACTGCTAAGCAACAAATAGATTTACATTATAAGTACATAGCACATCGTTATGGTATGGTCAATGGTGAACCTAATGCCTGTCTTGCAGCTGAGCATTTGGATAAGAAGGGCTGGCATTGACTGAGCGTGCAATAGGTAGTGGTAAGTGGAAGAAGCTACGCTTACAAGTATTAGACCGTGATGGTAGGCAGTGCGTAATATGCCATGGGCCAGCAGAAACTGTTGACCATATAGTGCCACGCGTACAAGGTGGCGATATGTGGGCTATGGATAACTTACAAGCCATGTGTAAATCACACAACAGCGCCAAAGGAGGCCGTTTTTTTAGCGTGCGTTCTAC